GTCATGCGCCGACGAGTTGCGGACGGTGAACCCGGCACCCGACCCGAACAGGATTTTGATTCCGCCCGTCGACCCGGTGCCTGTCTTCCACGACCCTGGCGGGTAGGCGGTCCCGTTTCCGTACAGCTCCACCCCTTCGACGAGTGACCCTTGCGGAGCTCCCGAAGAAATCCCAGTCTCCCCATTGTTCCGGCCAATGACGTTCCGGACGATCGAATTGGGGCCGAACTTGAGTCCTGACCGCCCATTGTTTTCGACGATCAGATCCGCGTACACCCAACCCACCCCGGAAACATCAGATCCGATCGGTGCGTGGCCGGTGACTGTCGGCACGTAACCGCGGACGATCAGCCCGTGAAACTCGACGCCTGAGATGATCGTGGTAGGAGTGCCGAAGTAGGGGAACGCGTACTGTCGTACCCCTCCCCCTTCGAAGGTTGCGCCGTGGAGGTTGCGAGCCCAAAACTGCCACCCGTTCTTCGGGGTCACATTGTTCACCGGATAGGTGCCGTCTTCGAGGATGAAGATGGTCCCGGCGGGGTCGGCCATGTGCGCGGTGAACGTGGCCGGCGTTACCGAGACACCTACCGGCGGGACATAACCGGAGGCGACAGTCGTAGTCGTCGCCGCGGTTGTCGTAGTTGTGGCTGTGGTGGTTGTGGTTGTGGGGAGAGTGGTGGTAGTAGTGGTGCTGGTTGTTGTCGTGGTCGTCAGCTTCGCTTCAAGAACGCTCACACGGGTTTCCAGCGCGTTCAGTCGGGCTTCGATCCCGTTCCCCCACGTCCGGCTGTACTGGTTCGGCGCGGCCAACACTGCGAGGGCGGGGATGAGAACCAGGATGACGATCCAGCCGAGAACATGCCGTTTCATGCGGTCCTTACCACTATCAGACTGGAACCGACTTCGACGGTGGTGGCAGTGGCCGTTTCCGAACCGTGCCACAGTTCCAGGTTGCCGGAATCGGAGACGACGATCAGCCCCGTGATTTTCACAAGCAGATCCGTGGCGGTGGTCTGCACCGCGTTGGTGGTTGCGAACGGGTGCATGTTCCCGACCGCGGTCGTCGCCTCCGTATCTTCAGCCTGAGCCATTTGGAAGCCGAGAGTCGTCGTCGACACGTTATGTGCGACCGTTCCAATCGCGGCGAGCAGAGTGGATGACAGGTCGGCGTACTGGAACCACCATCGGGCCTTCGTGGTCGTCCCCGTAAAGTTGAAGTTGTATTGCGGTGCGACCGTGATCGTCGCCGACCGTTCGATGATCTTGTATTCGAAACTGTACGTCTCCGCGGTGATGGCCATGTCCAACCCGGTCACTTTGGTTGGAGTGGTAGCCGACACCGAATGCTGCGAGGTGAGCTGAGTGACCTGTGGCATCCCCAACGTTCGGAGCAGGGTCACCAGATCCGTTATCGACCCTTTCTTCGTGGCTCCCGCATCGTTGATCGGAAACTCGTTGGCGACTTCCAACGGAGAGTTGGATGTCAACCCCGAGATCTTCGTGTCAGCCATATCACGGGGTCAGATCGAAGTTGAGGATTCCACCCGACCCGGGTGCGGCCCACTGGATCGTGAGTGTCCCTGATGTGGTGGAGACTGCGGTGACGAAGTCGGACAGGACGATCAGGTTGTTCCCTGCGAGGGCGTCCGCGTAAATGATGGCGGCCATCGCATTCGCGATCGTCGAAGCAGGCCAGGACGCGTCGGCGGCGTCGAACACTGCCGACCCGGTTACAGCTTCGGTGAACACTGTGCCGGTGAGGACGTTGCCGCCCGCCGTGTAGCCGGCGCCGGACGCCTCCGACGTGGCCGAATATGCGGCGTCGGTGGAGAAGTTCGGAGTCAACGCATCCAAATACAACGCGACCTTATGGGTTTCGAGATCCAGGTCGATCGCGAGTTGGGTGGTGTCGAACACGTCGATGAAGTTCGCCACGTACACGCCCGAAGCGGTTATCGCCATCAGTTCACCTCCAACGACATTGAAACCGGGTTCGGGTTCGCCGAGCCGGGCCCGGGCATCCGATGGTTGTTCCGGTAGTTGTCTCGAGCGGCGATGACCGCAGCCTGAGCCTTCTCATATTCGGCGTTCTTCTTGCCGGCTTTCTTCGCCTTCAACCAGGCGTCTTCCGCTTTGGCAAGGTCGAGCGCAGCCTGTGCAGCTTCGACACTCATCGGGTTCTCCTTAGTTCGGACAGTTTCAAGGTGACAGGCTTAACAGTGGCGTGAGCGTCGACCCGCCCGTCGAAATGCTCTTTGTGGGCGACGGTCCCTTTCGGGGATACCTGCCCGGTGCTGGCAACCCCTTCAATCGTGGTGTGGGAACGCTGGTTGTAGGGGGTCACGTTCGGCGCCCTGCCCGGCCGGTAGTGGAACACGCATTCTGTGACCGGCCCGGCACGCCACCGGGTTCCGCACCAGTGTTCGGTCATTCAGAATCCTTGTTGTCCGATCCGGTGACCGCCTTGTTCTTCGAACCGGACACGGCTTTCGTCGCCATCCCGGCGGTGATCCACCGTTCCGCATCCTCTTTCGAAGCGTCGAACACTTCGCCCGGCTGGTAGAGGGCTCCGAGTTCGTCGCCGAGCTGCCAGCCTTCGTTGACTTTGATCCTCATGCTTTCAGTCCTTCCAACGTTTCGCCTTGTATTTGAAAACGAACAATGTCCGCCACCGCGATTTCGATGGGCCGCTGCGTGACGTGCATGTACTCCTGGAGTGACTGGTAGGAGGCACGCTGTTGCAGTTCGCCGATGATGAGAGGCGGCCGGCCGTATTTGGCGAGTTCGGCGTTGACCAGTTCCAACGCCTTCTGATAGTCCGTCAAATCACGTCCTCCACTCCTTCGTACCTGGCGATGATCTCTCGAGCCCACACCAGCAAGTCGGCAACCCGCTGCCCTTTGGGCTGCTTCTCAAACCAGAGTTCCAGATTCTCCGGGCGGTTGTCCAGCCCGTTGCCGTTTTTGTGATGGACGTTCTCGCCGGGAAGGAGATCCCGACCGAGCATCTGCCGCATGATGACCTGGTGTTCTTTGGCACTAGTTCGTTTCGTAGTCCACCAGCGTTCTTCGGGTGGGACGTAGACGGACACATAACCGTCTTTTGTCCACTTGTTCCCGGCGGGTGGACGGCCAGTTCCCTTTTTCTTGTATTTGAGGTTGTGTTCAGCCGAGCAATAGAACCGACTGTTGGCCTTGTCGTAGTGCTTCTTCTTCCAGGGTGGGACCAACCACGCCTTGCCACAGGGGCATTGGACTTCGACCCAATCCACCTTCGGGATTCCCAAACCCGTCCTCGGACGCGCCTCTCCCATGCATTTGCCGGAACAGAACATTCGCCTGGTGGACGGGTAGGGAACCTCGAACTCATTGCCACATTGCCTGCATTGCTTTATCGCCATACTGGCATTGTAGCAGCCTAATTAGTTCTACACGTTAAGAGCCGTGATCAAGTGGAAAGCTGCGGGACGCCAGATGGCGAGGGCGAGTCTTTCCTCCGCACGTATTGCGATCAGGTTGGTCTGGAAGAACGATGCGTGGCTGTTGGTCGCCTCCACGGTTAGACCCCCCTTACGGAAGATCATTCCCTGTGTGAAGTCTCCAACCAGCGCGGTGTGCAGCGTCTCCCTCGAGGTGACCACTACGGGCAGCCCCCACAGGTTGTTCGCTGCCATTCCGCCGCCGTTGCCGTATGCGCCGGTGAACGGTCCACCACCGAAGTACTGCAGGGCAGTGTCCTTCAACAGTCGGACTTTCATCCAGTTCGTCGGATGGAACACGGCACCGTTCGGCTCGCAGAACGCGTTGACCCGGATCGCGGTGATCGCCGCGTATACGGCGTCAGCCTCGGTCGGGGTTGCCGCACCCGAAGCCGTCTTCAACGCTGCCAGTGTTCCGGTCTGAACACCGACACGGGTCTGGACGCCTTGCACGTTGTTGCCGGCGCCTGCCCCGGTGAGCAGTTGGCCGTCTTCCGCGTCCAACACGAACTGGCCGAGCCGGTTGTCGATGTAGGAGCGCATACCCGACACGTCCTCGAAGAACTCGTCGGAGACGGGAATGAACGTGGCGATCTTCTTCACCGGCTCGTTCGCCTGGGTGAACACCAGTGTCGACTCCGGCTTCGACGCGGCCTCAGCCACACCGTCTGCAGCGTTCGTCGCCGTGGTTTCACGGACGACTGGCACCACGTTCGAGTCGGTCGAACCCGACGGGAACAGGTCGGCCACATGGCGGGCTTCGAACAGGATCGGGAACGGGCCTTGCACGGCGCCGGGCTGGACGATCGGCGACAGGACAGTTGTCACGTTCGCCTTCACTTCGACAGCACCAGTCGACCATGTGCCCGACCGTGATCCGAACTTCGAACGGTAAGCCTCCGACTTGGTGAACGCGTCACCCATCGACGTCGGCTCCTGCTCTGCTTCTTCGACGGGTCGGTTGAACTGGTCGGAGATGTCTTGGACGCCTTTGCGGAGGGCTTCGTTGTCTTCGATCGCTACCAGGCGGGCTTTGAAACCTTGCGCCTGTTCGATCAGCCCTTCCACTTTGGCTTTCTCTTCGGGGGTGACCGTACGCAGTTCAGATTCGACCGTTTCGGTGATCGTCTGAGCTTCGCTGATCGCCCTTTCCATTTCGGACTTGAAATAGTCCTTAGCCGATTGGCTCATGCTTCCTTCACTTCCATGATTCGGGCTTGTAGTTCGAGGAGTGCAACATCACCGGCCGGCGTGTCAGCTGCTGCTTTCACAGTTCCTGTTTCGACGGTGGTCTTGTCTTGCTCCTCGGGGTCGCCCAACGACCCCAAAACTTCTGCTATCGCATCCCTAATCCCGTCGGCCGCACTCTGTACGGTGCGGAGGAGCGACTCGTTCTTCGTGGAGATAGAACGACCCGCCTTCGCGCCGACCTCCTCGAGTGCGGATTTCACGGCGAGAACTTCGGTGTCGGGGTTGGCGCCTTTCAGTGTGGGGCCAAGTTCGATGATCCCCAGGTTGTGGAGTTCGTTGGCGCCGTCCTCCCCCTTCTTCTCCTTGCGGACCTCGTAGCCGAAGGAGTGTTCTTTCAGCGAGCCGCGTTTCATCAGCCGGAACACTTGCGCGGCTACCGGATTGTCGGCAATGTCCAGGGTGTACGCCGCTTTCAACCCTTTCTCGGTTTCTTCCATGCTGTCGACGACGCCGATATGCGACCAGACGTCGGACCAGTCGTGGGAGAAGATGACCGGTACTGGATGGCCGGACGCCTGCCATTCGCCGATGGAATCTTTGAACGCTCCGGGCATGACCCGGTCGCCTTGCACGTCGACGTTTCCGAAGACGGAGACGAGCGCTTCGACCTTTCCCTCCTCGTCGGATAGGGTTTTGAACTCGACCGGGTAGGTCATTCGCTTAGTGGGCATGGGTTCCTCCTGACGGGTGGCGGAGTCGTGCGTAAACCTCTTCTACTGCCGGTATCCCGCCTGTCTCGTATGCGTCGCCGACGAGCCGGCGGGTTTCAGAGTTGACTGCGGCGGCTTTCTCTTCGGGGATGAGGAAGGCGAGTTCGTGGTCCCACCGTCCGTTCCCCCACGCCACGTCAAGATCGCCGTAGTCGGTGAGCTTCCTGACGACCGACCGTTCCTGACGTGCGTAAAACTCGGTCAGATCCACGGCTCGGAGGCCGGTGGACGGGTCAGCGGTCGGGACGACTACGGACGGTTGCCCGCCGTACATGACGTTCAAAGGTTGGATCGGCACGTCGAATGATGGGTCGTCGATCCTGGTCAGGTTGAGCCGGGCGCGACCCTCGTTGATTGACATGTAGGGGACTCCGACGGAGGTGACGAGGGTGCGGCCCTGCTCCTCGAATGAGCCTTTGAGCTTGTCGGCCAGGTTGAACTCCGAGTAGGTGGGGAACCCTTCGTCGAACTCGGGAAGGCTGAGAAGTTGGGCGTCGATCTCGTCTTGCAGCATTCGACAGTCGGGGGCTAGGACGTCCTGGTAGAGCTGACGGTGGAACGATTCGACCGCCATCTCCCCTGCGGCGCCTTCGCCGATCAGTCTGACCAGGCTGGGCGCGTAGACGCGGGCGACTTCGACGGTG